GCCTGGTGTTTATCAAACAACATTATCACATATATATACATCTGCTGGAAATGTTTGTAATTATCATCCTCAAGCAACTCTAGTTGTTAACGGTGTACTTTGTAGTTCTTCTGCACAAGAACAAATAGTTACTGTATGGGATGATGACGACCATAATGGCGGAGAAATGCATATTAATCCAACGGTTTATCCTATATGTGTAGGTAATGGAGATAATGTTCGTTTTCAGGATCTAACACAATTTAACTGTGTGCCACCTCAAGAAAATGATGTACCAAATTTATTTACCCGATGGATACAATGGATATATGGAACTGATATAACAATGACAGGTATTCCAGTAACTATTAATGGAACGCCAAGAATCTTTCCCTATACTGCACCTGTAATTACTCTTCCAGGCCCTGTCACAGGTTCAGGTGTTTGGTCTGATGTCATTAATGTTGCCAACGATAAATTAGTAGGACAATATTTTCAGGTAACATTAAGAAACTGGAATTATTGTAACCCATATGACGACCCTAACATACCTGGACCACCTGTTGATGTTTTAAATGGCGACCATCCACCTGTGGTAACTACGGCAATAATACTTATTGTGCCATATCCTGATGCTACTATAACCCCTGTTAGCCCTATGTGCCTTAATGGAGCTCCAATTATCTTAACTGCACATGATCCTGGCGGAACATGGTCTGGTCCAGGTGTTTTCAGAGGAAATAGATTTGATCCTGCTATAGCTGGGGTTGGAACTCACACTATAACTTATTCTTTAACTGGAATAGGTGGATGTACGGATATCGATCAGATTAATATTACGGTTGTGCCGTTGCCAGATGCTACTATAACTCCAATAGGAATTCAATGTTTCACAGGTCCAAGGGTATTACTAACAGCACATGATCCTGGCGGTATATGGTCTGGCTTAGGCGTTGTTGGAAATATGTTTGACCCTGGAATAGCTGGTATTGGAAATCATATTATAACATATATTATAGTTGATGTAAATGGATGTGCAAGTTCAGATCAAACATCTATATTGGTTATAGCTCCAGATGCAACAATAACTCCTGTTAATCCGATGTGTGCTGATGCTGCGCCCGTCATATTAAATGCTCATGATCCAGGTGGAACATGGTCGGGAACTGGCGTTATAGGAAACACATTTGATCCATTTATTGCTGGCCCTGGAAATCATCGGGTACGGTATTCTATAATTAATGCAAATTGTAATGATTTTGACGAAATAACTATTACTGTTTATCCTGTTCCCGACGCAACTATAACTCCTGTTGGCGTCGTATGTATTGACACCATTTCTAAAATAACCCTTATTTCGCATGACATAGGCGGAGTATGGACAGGGAATGGGGTTATTGGGAATACATTTGATCCTGTTGTTGCAGGTATAGGTAGTCATCTAATAAAATATAATATTATTAACGCTAATGGTTGTTCCGATGAGGATGAAATTACAATTGATGTCGTTCCTGCTCCAGATGCCACAATAACACCTGTACCCCCATTATGTCTTAATAATTCCATAATAACTTTGACAAGTAAAGATTTGGGCGGCGTATGGTCAGGAAAGGGAGTTATAGGTAACACATTTGATCCAGCCGTTGCAGGAATAGGTAATCATGTTATAACTTATTTTATTGCCGATCCATTTTGTAGTGATGTTGATCAAATAACTATTACTATTTTACCCGTGCCAGATGCGACAATAACTCCTGTTGGCGTCGTATGTATTAATGATTCAAATGTTACACTAGCAGCTCAGGATTCAGGCGGAACATGGCTTGGAAAGGGTGTTAGTGGAAATATTTTTAATCCTAGAATAGCTGGGGTTGGTTCTCATTTAATAACATATAATATCACTAATTCGAGTGGATGTTTCGATACAGATAATATAACTATAGATGTTGTTGCATCACCAGATGCCACAATAATTCCAGTTGATACTATGTGTGTTAACAATTCACCAGTAACTTTAACAACTCGACAGACTGGAGGAATATGGTCGGGATCTATTTCCACTAATGTTTTTAACCCATCTGTACTTGGTGTTGGAGATCATGTTGTTATTTACACTATAACTAATTCTTATGGATGCGTTGATGTGGATCAAATAACAATATCTGTCATGCCCGTACCTATAGTACAAATAACCCCTGTGCGAACCCTGTTTATTAATGAACCACCAGTGGTGTTAAATGCAACACCTATCAATGGAGTATTTTCGGGGAACGGGATAACAGGAAATATGTTTAATCCGAACGCAGCGGGATTAGGAATACATGTTGTTAAATATCAAACAATTCCTGATAGATTTGGATGTCTTGCATTTGATACCATACATATTAAAGTTATCATGCCGCCTCTTCCGATATCAAAATTTGATCCTGATACTACAGGATGTTCTCCATTGAACGTCCCGTTTGTGAATAATAGTGTTGGGGCAAGTTCATATTTATGGGACTTTGGTGATAATGTATTTTCCGTTGAGGAAAATCCAATACATGTGTATTATACCCCTGGAAAGTATGTTGTTAGATTAATCGCCACAAATGTAAGTGGTCAAACGACTAGCAAAAGATTAGTTACTGTTTTTCAAAATCCATCTGCTTCTTTTACCATATACCCAACAGAAGTTACTAATAATTCACAAGTAGTGGTATTTTATAATTATTCAATGTACGACGCATATAGATTATGGAAATTTGGAGACGGCGCTACTTCTATTGAAGATAATCCATGGCATAAGTATACAGCAGAAGGGGTTTATAATGTTACACTAATTGTAACATCTAAAGATGGGTGTATAGATTCATTAAGTTCAACAACGCCAATAAAAGTACAATATAATGTTGGGAAATTAGCGTTTCCTAATGCATTTATTTGGAACCAATCGGGGCCAACGGGTGGATATTGGACAGAAGGTCAAGTAGATGATGCGGTATTCAGACCTCATTTTGAGAATGTATTGGAATATAAATTACAGATTTTCAATAGATGGGGCGTTCTTATATATGAAAGTTATGATTTGCATAAAGGATGGGACGGATATTTTGCTAATGGGAGTTTAGCTGTTCAAGGTGTATATGTGTGGAAAGCAACTGGCCGATATATCGATGGTACGTATTTTGATAAAGTAGGTGATGTGACTTTCTTACATTAAATACTTATTATTATGAGGTGTACGTTATATAAATTTGACGGGATTAAATTAGAATATAAAAAAGTTATATTAAACTATAAGAAAATTTTAATATTTTCTTTGACGCAAATTATTATTAGCGTTCTATTGATCTTTATCATTTCTTTTCTTTTCGACACGCCGAAAGAAGTTCAATTAAAAAAAGAACTCAATGATTTAAACTATCAATTATATATGATTGATAAAAAATCTGATGGCATCTACTATCTTTTACAAACATTGGAGGAAAAAGATAGCATTATTAATTATTCTTTTTCAAACAATAATGATACCCTTACAATAATTACCCCTCAAACGGTTAACGATAAATTAGATAATATTGGAAGTATTATTGAATATAATGGGGCAAAGTTTAAAAATATTATTCAAGAAATAACAAGTAATAACACTAAATTACGGCATTATCCAGCAATAAAACCAATTGCAACAAAAGATGTAGAACGCATTTCATCAGGGTATAGTATGAGAATTCATCCAATTTATAAAATAAATAAATTTCATTATGGAATGGATTTTGTCGCAAAAGAAAGAACTCCTGTATATGCAACCGCAGATGGGGTTGTTACTTTCGCAGGAAACTATTTAGGATTTGGTAATTTTATAAAGATAGACCATGGTTATAATTATGAAACCGCATATGGCCATTTAAATAGCATTGGCGTTAGAAATGGACAAAAAATTGTACGAGGACAAATCATTGGTACAGTTGGAAATACAGGAATATCAACGGGGGATCATCTTCATTATGAAGTCATTTATATGAATAAACCTATTAATCCAATTAATTTCTTCTCTCAGGACATAAACGCTGAGGAATATGAATTAATGTTGAAGATAACTAACACTCTTAGAGTTGGTTTAGACTAATTGGAAAAAATATTTTTATTTTCGTACAGCATTTTTCACATTCTTCCGTCTTTATGCAAAACTATTAATTATGGAAACGAAAAAATTGTACAGAAGTAGAACTAACAAATGGATCGGCGGCGTTTGCGGCGGACTTGGAACCTTTTTTAACATTGATCCGACATTTTGGAGATTAATCTTTTTAATGGGTGGGTTATTTGCGTGTCCGTTCTTTCTTATAACATATATCGTATTGTGGATTGTTACTCCGAAAGAACCCATATTATTAACTGATTAAATTACAAGAAGCGGTGGGATATCTCCACCGCTTCACTTACATCCTAGATGGGACTCGAACCCATATGTGACTTTTGTTAACCCTCTTTTGTCACACCACAGGGCATTGAGGCGCGTCTTCCAATTCCGCCACTAAAATATTTTTAAAATGATTGATGAATGTCCATTTCTTTTTCATATATTTTAATCCATTTTCGTATTGTATTATCTGATACTCCATATTTTTTTCCAGTTGATGTATAGTTTGAAAATGTAATATCATTAATTAGTTCTCCATATGACGGCCTTGATTTAATTTTTCGTAAATTCTCATGATGACAATCTTTACAATGGGTACTTCTATTTTTTATAGGGTTTCCACATATGCAAAAATTATCACTACTTCTGGACTTTCTTATTTTTTTAACTCTTTTGGAACATCTATTATTTTTACCAGAAAATGTTTCAGATTGAGAATGACAGTTTGGGCATAAAAATTCCAAGTTTTCAATTCTATTATCATTATTTTTTCCGTTCTTATGCTCCAATTGTAATGATAGTCGTTTTCCTTCCCACAATCCAATATTACCACATTTACATTTATATTCGAGTAGTCCTTCATTAACTAATCGTCTTTTCAATCCTGATCTATTAGTATATGTTGAATTTTCAATTAATATTTCGATTAAGGGAATTGATGACCTCTTTTTAGTATCACCGTAATAATGGTATTTTGGAATTTGAATGTTTCGTTTTCCGAGTTGTTGTTTAAGAAGACTGTACCCTCCACTTCCATTACTACTATATCCGATTTTTCCTAATACTTCTCTAAAGGATCTACATTGATCGAGAATTCCTATAATTTCGTTATCTGAAAAATTATCTGTTTTACTATTCATGATACTATATTTTATTATAAATATCAGGTCGAATAGTAAAACAGATGTTTTTGGTAAAATTAATTTTACCATAGCACGCAAGAGAGGATTTGGACCCCTGTGAGATTTCTCTACGAGTTTTGGAGACTCGTGCAATCGACCACTCTGCCACTTGCGCATTTTAATGTCATTCGACGGGTCTCGAACCCGCAGTCGCGTCTGTAGCAGACTATCCTGCCGACGTACCCGATTCAGCCCACATAGATAATCCATTTTTAGGGTTTAGTCAGGCGAGTATTCCATTCCTCCACGAATAACATTAGTGGCCAAGATGGGACTCGAACCCACACACCTTTCGGTACTTCGTTTTGAGTGAAGTGCGTCTACCAGTTCCGCCACAAGGCCAAATATACCCTTCCTAACAATTCTGCGTATAGGGTGAACCGTGCATGTGGAGACGAACGTAATCGAAACGTCCCATCAAGTTTGCAAAACTCAATCGCCAACCTTGGTACATGCGCCCCCATTTCTTTGTTTTTTTCCTGTACTGTAATGGCCAGCTCAAAACATCGCGAAAACATCACCCGTGTGGACCGTAAGGGAGTCGAACCCTTGACCCCCTGCTTGCAAGGCAGGTGCTCTAGCCAACTGAGCTAACAGCCCGTAAAGTAGTAGACCGAAAAAAAACCCGAACATCCAAAGACCATTAAAGTTATGGCCGCCTGGTTTAACTTAGACATCTACTACTTGAATGATTTGGTAGGTGCTCCTGCGATTATCGTTGCGACCCCTTACCACCGCTCGACCAAATCATTTTGTACTCATGATGGGACTCGAACCCACACGGGCATTACTGCCCAACGGATTTTAAGTCCGTCGCGTCTACCAGTTCCGCCACACGAGCAGTTAATCTCACTCTTGAACTATTACTTCAAGCCTAAGTGTTGAGAGTTAATCGCTTCACTACCTCAAGTAAGATGGTGCGGATGATAGGACTCGAACCTACACGCCTTTCGGCACCAGTTCCTAAGACTGGCGTGTCTACCATTCCACCACATCCGCATTTTGCTTATCCCATTAATCACTTTTCCTCACTTTTTGATTAATCCATTAAACATTTTGTCTCATTGGAGGGACTCGAACCCTCAAACCTTTCGGCGCCAGATCCTTAGTCTGACATGTCTACCAATTCCAACACAATGAGAAATTATAGGTTATATAACCTATATGGGTTATATATCGGTATTATAACCGATTGTTTGTTATATTACACATTAACCCTCACTTTGGTACTTAATGATGGGTTTGTCACGCATTGTACTCGGTACGGGAATCGAACCCGTGTTTCCAGGATGAAAACCTGAGGTCCTAACCCCTAGACGAACCGAGCATATTAAAATCTACCTTGAATCCATCCATTTTCTAAAAAACAACTCAATTCAGATTTTTTTATTTTTTTATTCATTTTGTTTTTTGTTATCCAACATGTATTATATTGTGAATTTTTTTCACCAATTCCTTTACCTCTATGTTGGATACTCATTAACTTTTTTGTTTCGTCACTATGAGTTTTATTTGTAAATGTATCGTATTTAAATTTACCTCTTTGATGAACCTTTTTTAATTTTGAGCTTTGTAAAGCTCTCCATTTTTTATCATATTCGGGGTTATTTGTCCTGAGTTTTTTAATATAATCAAATCCAGAAAATCCACCTGTTTGTAAATTGAGACAATTTAAATCTTTTAGTATTTCAACATTAATTATTTCTTTTTCTTTTTCAATTAGTAGTTCTCTGCTTGGTAACTGTTCTAAAATATCCATTTTAAAATTCTTTTTTCCATATTTGTTTATGGAATAATTTAATCTTTTACCACTACCTAAATAACCATCGTGGAGATTAGATGTACTGTGCATTCCAATATAATATTGGCCATTCAATAAATTTGTGGTTTTGTAAATAAAATGATATTTTTTGTTTTTGTTAAAATTTGGCATAAACGCTTTTATAATAAATATACCAAAATAATTTTAAAAAGTCAAATGTGTAAGGGATACGAACCCATCGAATCCTTTCGAAATAGATTTATTTTAGTACGATGTGGGGGATTCGAACCCCTCGAAATCACGGAGGATATCAGATTGAAGGTCTGAGTACTTTAACCACTTGTATAACATCGCATTTAATCTCCAAACTGTTTTTTGTCACCATACCCTGTCAGGAACGAACCCTTCAAGTTGGGGCTATGATCCCCGCTTCACCAGTAACCTACTTACTTTCGGTTGAGATTGCAGTCTGTATGGGGTTCGAACCCACCTGTCCATTTCTGGTTCCGGAGTGACAGTCCGGCGGCCACACCCAGCAGCCCCACAAACTAATTTGCCAGCGGTTTTTTTCCATATATATAGAGATTCCTCCTGACGCTCAAAACTCTGTTGCAGTGCGTACGGGGCTCGAACCCGTGAACTCCACCGTGACAGGGTGGCATGATAACCAACTTCACCAACGCACTATTTTTTCCAATATGTCAAAGAGCCTCAAAACAAAAAACCCGACTTGGTTTAGTCGGGTCATTTCATTTAAGAAAGATTTTAGTATGTTTATAACACTACCCGACTTTACGCAATATATCCTCATCAGCCCATAATAGGTCAGCCGCCAAGAGGATGTTTGATAAGTTGAGTAAGTTTTTCATGTCTTTAATTTTTAATTACGGTACAAATATATGTAATAAATATGAGATAGCCAAATGTTTTTCAAAAAATCTTTAAAATATTTTTAATTTTTTGGGTTAACGCCAAATCCAATAGCCATATTTGTTTCACCTGTCGCCTTTTTAGGTTCTTCGATCTTGTCTTCCTTTTCTTCGTCAGTTTCTTCAGCTTTCTTTACAGTTCCACTTACATTAAATGTTTTTCCGTCAAATTCAAAAGTGTCTTTTCCTTCTTCTTTTGCCTTATTAGCTGCGCCTGAAAAAGCATTACCTTCAATTATAGGCTTCATAATTTGGAGGATTCTTTCTTTTTCTTCTTGTAATGTCTTTTTCATAGATTCGATTTTTATATAAATATAACTATTTTTTCTTAGGAATAAACTTCCTTTGTCTATACTTAGGCTTCGGATGTGATATTTTTGCTATTAAAAGCACGAATAAAAAAAATGTCACAATAAAAATAATTGATATAATTCCATCTCCCATGATGATTATTTCTATATAAATACCTGATAAAAAATTATTTTCAAAAATACTTTTTTCTCATTGATATTTCATTTAATTTATCTATATTTATTCATGATAAAAAATGATATGAATTCACAGAATTTACAACAATCTCACAACGAATCAGAATCCTCTGATGTCCCTCCTGCGGCAGAGAAGGAAACCCCTTTGCCGACCAATAATCGACTTAATAATTTTATTAATGAAAACTACTCCGAAGCGTCCATCGAAGAATGGAACGACTGGAAGTGGCAAATCAAGAACAGTATCACCAAGACTGACCGACTTAATGCGGTGTTGGGCAACAAAAAAAATGATACTATTATTAATATGCCAGAAAACCATCTGCCCTTTAGGATAACTCCTTACTTTGCGTATTTACTTAGCACACTCGAAGACAATCATCCATTATATAGGACAATTATCCCTACTATAAATGAGTTGAATCACACTAAAAATGAAACTGAAGACCCACTTGATGAGGTAAACATGTCACCTGTTCCAAATATCGTTCATAGATACCCTGACAGAGCATTGTTTCTTGTGACGGGATTTTGTTCTGCTTATTGCCGTTATTGTACCAGAAGTCATATGGTTTCAAAGAGAACATCAATTACTGTTTCCAATTCAGAATGGGAATTAGGGTTTGATTATATCGAAACACATCCTGAAATTAGGGATGTGATTGTGTCAGGTGGGGACCCGCTTACATTAAGAGATGACCAAATAGAATATATTCTTAACAGATTAAGAAGCATTGAGCATGTTGAAATGATACGAATTGGTACGAAAATACCCGTTGTTAATCCGATGCGTATTACACCTGAACTTATGAATATTATCAAAAAATATCATCCAGTATACATGAGTATTCATTTTACACACCCTGACGAACTCACAGAAGAAACTCAAAAAGCCTGTAATATGATTGCTGATACTGGAATTCCTATGGGGTCCCAAAGTGTGTTATTAAAAGGTATTAATGATAATGTGGAAACATTCAGATTACTTTATAGAAGATTACTTAAAGTTCGAGTAAAACCATACTATCTATATTCATGTGATAAAATTCCGGGGAGTCAACATTTTCAATCCACAATTGATAAAGGACTTGAAATTATTGATGGTTTGAGAGGTCACACATCAGGATATGCTTGTCCTCAATTCGTGGTTGACACGAGCAAGGGTAAGATATCATTACTTCCGAATTTTGTAGAATATTCCTATATTGATGGGAATTCAAAATTCTATGGTTTCCGAAACTATGAAGGGAAATGTCATCAACATATTGAAGTGTTAACGCAAGGTTAATTCCTGAAAATCTTCATCTTTGGTACGATAGTTGTTTATTTATATTATATAAAATATATGATATGAAACGACTATTAATTTTAGCACTCGCAATTCTATTAAGTCTTACATTAATTGGAAGGCCGAAAGAACTTAATCCAAGAGAGATTGACAACGCAATTTCTAGTTGGGTATTGGAAGGACTCAGGGAAATGGGTTACACCATTCTTCCAGAAGTAATCATTCAGGATACTTTGAATCGTAAAGGTGAAAAATCCAACTATGAAAAGTATTGGGAATCAAAGAACGGTAAAATGGAAAAACGAAATCCAAACCCCGAATTTGATGATCTTTATTTTAACGCAAAAACCGATCAACCAAGAGTAAAACGTCAGAAAAGAATGAATACTGACCAGATTATCGACACACTTGTAAAGGAAAATCCAAACATTACAGTTAATTATTATGAGTTGGATCCTTTCTATTATTCAAATATGATTGGTAGATATCATCACTATGGATTTAATTATTGGATGTACTCTAATCCTTGGTACTATAATTCATGGTTCTATAATGATTTTTATTTCGGATGGAATTACCCTTACTTCTGGCATAATGATTTTTATTTCGGATATAACTGGTATTTCGGATGGAATCGCTATGGGTATAATAATTACAATCATTATAACAACAACTACTATGGTAACAATAATTTTAATCACAATTATAATAATCCGACTACTCCGCAATATATTCGTAGAGAAAGGCCGTCCAATTTAACACAGGGAAACCCGCCTTCTAATAGAAGAATTGAGAGTACACAGCCTCAGAGGAATCGTATCGAACCAAATCAACAGAGAAATTCTCAGAACATGAAACAATATTCTGAAAGTAGAAGACAGTACGTCCCTACATACGATAATCCTAAAATGAATACACGTCCTCAGTTTAATAACAGTAGAGTATCAAACACAGAGAATCGTAGAACGAATATAGATAATGGAAATCGTAACATTGGAAATACCAACACCATTCAGAATAGAAGATACGAAATGAATAATTCAACACAAACATATTCGGCGCCGCCAAATAGAAGTTATTCAGAACCATCAAGGATTAACAATTCAAATGATTTTAGTAGACGTTCAAATGAATCTAATTCTAGTGGTAGTGGAATGGGTAGAAGCTCAAGTGGTTCATCTTCTGGATCCTCAAATAGTTCAGGTAATGCTCCTACACGGAGGTAGAAAATTAATTATCAAAGACATCAAAAAGTCGTGCGATATAGTATTTATTAAATGTAATATCAATAAAGGTCTTGACAGGTGTTTGCCGAGATTTAAAATAAAAAATTAATAAGTACTTGTCTTGAGAAGTGGAATAAAAATACTGATATTAGACAACTCGAAAGAGGATGTCGAACGTATATTGAAATGTCTTATAGAAAATGGATATACAACCCCTGCGGCTGTATCTGATAGCGAAGAAACATTTATCAAACAACTAGATGAATTTAAGCCGGACGTGGTTTTATGTGACCATGTGATACCTAACTTTAACTCTTTTAGAGCAATGGATGCCGCTAGACAAAAGGATCCGAATATCGCATTTATTTTGGTTTCGGGTAATATGTGTGAGGAATTTGCTCTTGAAGTATTAAAAGAAGGTATTGATGATTATGTTATGAAAAATCAATTACTTCGATTACCACACGTAATTGAGACATCATTCATACAACATTGTTATAGAGAAGATTCGCAAAAGCTAAAGGAAGCAAACGATGAACTAATCAAAGCTAACGCAATAATTGAAGCTAAAAATCAAAGCATTACCCAAAGTATAATTTTTGCTGAAAGGATCCAACGTGTAACGTTTCCTAAAATTGACTCATTACTAAAAGAGTTTACAGAGGCGTTTATACTTTATAAACCAAAGGACATAGTTAGTGGTGATTTTTATTGGATTACCAATAAAAATAATCTGTCCCTGGTTGCAGTTGCTGACTGTACAGGACATGGCGTATCGGGTGCATTATTATCTATGATCGGGTATAATTTTTTAAATGAAATTCTTGACGATGATGAAATTAATACCACACCAACAGATATATTACGTGAACTAGATTCAAATATGCGTAAACTATTACATCAAGATGCTAGCAGTGGATATCAAGACGGAATTGACATTGCTTTTGTTTGCATCGATAAGGAAAAGAAATTTATACATTTTTCTGGCTGTAAAAGGCCTTTATTAGTTTATCGAAAAAAAGATAAACAGATTGTTGAATATAAAGGAGAACCATATTTAATTGGAGGTGTTGATAGTAGGGTAATTAAAACGTTTAAATCTCAGGATATCCCTTATAAAAATGGTGATATTATTTATATGTTTACTGACGGTTTTGTTGATCAGTTTGGCGGAGATGATAACAAAAAACTATTGAAGGATAAATTTATTGAATTGTTATTATCTTTTAAACATTTAGGATTATATTATCAAGGACAGCTACTTGAACAAAAAATAATCAAATGGAGAGGAGAACTTGAACAAACAGATGATATATTAGTTATTGGAATAAAACTATAGTTTAATGATATTTATAATATATGAAAAAACAATTAATAAATATTATCGAGGGAATTAAAACATACAGTGGATATTATTTCAGTGTCGTTGCGGTTCTAGGCGCTCTTTGGGGAGCATTTGCTGTATATGATAATTGGAAAGATAATAACGTAAAAATGCAATCCAATGTTTCCACGATAATACAGACACAGAAATCACAAACTAAGACGGATTCCATATTATTAGTAAAGCAGGTTGTTATGGAGACGAAATTAAATGAAATTATATCAAATACCGATCAAAATGCGGATAATCTTAAATCTCTTTCGACATCTTACATAAAATATATCAGTAAGGATAAAACGTTAACTAAAGAAGATTTTCTTAAATATATGGATGGTTTAAGTTTTGATGTAAAAAAAAACTCTTTAACGTATCCGACAGTATCAAATCCCAAAGTCCCCGCAACAATAAAATAATTCCAGACACAGTTATTATTGTAATTGAACGAATTATAAAATGAAAATATTTAAACAAATAGTAAGTTTTATTTTATGTTTCCTTCGTGAAGATTGTGAATATTCAATCAAAAAACTTCTTGTTTATCTCTTCACGGGTGTTTCCATCTATTTAATAATTTTCACTAATAAAGATTATTATGAAGTTTTAATGTTCATCGGGGTCTTATTAGGTATACGCACATATGAAAGGTTAAAAACATCAAAGCCGTCAGCTGAAGGAATTGGCGAGAATTCGACTTTAGGCATGAAAAAGAGAATGGATTAATTTGCCAGCTCAGAATACAACTTCATTATTTTACCACATGTTTCATAATCTTCTATCGACTCAAAATATGGGATTATTCTCATTAATAAACCTGGATCTGATTTTATAATTGGAAAATCGGTATCAAACGGTTGATTTTCTATTCGAGCTGTTACAATTAATATCTGTGTTTCTTTTCCCGAAGCTTTTGCGCTTTCAAAAGTGTCGATGATTTTTCGATAGATAATATCCTTTGACTCTTTATAAAAACTAGGAAAATCATCATAATTTTTTTCAATTAACAATCTTTCAAATCCAAATTTATTCATAATATAATTTTTAGTATATTAAAAGATAAGAAAAAGAAACCATATAAACAAAAAAAACCCCAACAATCTGTCGGGGTTTGGGTCGTTAGATGGGTTCAACGCCATCTATTTTGTAAAACGAAAAGGTAATCGACAAAGAGAACCTGCAAGAGCATAAATATCTGTGTTTTTAGAAAAAGTCGGTTATTTGATATACGAACGTAAAACTTTTAAGAAATCACCAACTCATCATCTTTATAATGATGAATATGTACTTTTTTTCCTGGTATAATATTACCTTTTAAAATTTCATCACTTAGAAAATCTTCACATAGATTTTGAATTATACGTTTAATTGGACGAGCTCCATAATCTTCTTCAGAATTTAATTCCAAAATTTTATCCAACACATCTTCACCAAATTCAATATCGTATTCTTTTTCTTTGAGTCTTCCAATTAAGTTTTGGATTTCAATGCTAACAATCTGTTTGAGAGCATCTTTGTTCAATGTATTAAACATAACGGTTGCATCAATACGATTTAAAAATTCAGGATTAAAATGTTTCTTTAATTCTTTATTTATGATTGATTTATTAGATTCATTTTGATTGGCCCCCGTGGAGAATCCAATACCTTTTCCAAATTCCTGAACTTTCTTTGAACCAATATTGGAAGTTAATATGATAAGCGTATTGGTGAAGTTTATTTTTCTACCGAAAGAATCTGTAATATGCCCCTCATCCAGAAGTTGAAGAAGGATATTATAAACATCCTTGTGGGCTTTCTCAATTTCATCAAACAAAATAACCGCAAATGGTTGATTTTTTATTTTTTCAGTGAGCTGACCGCCTTCTTCATACCCGACATATCCTGGAGGGGACCCTATTAATCGTGATACATTATGTTTTTCCATGTATTCGCTCATATCGATTCTTATTACATTATCGGGAGACCCAAATAAAAGTTCCGATAGACATTTAGCTAGGTATGTTTTTCCAACACCTGTTGACCCTAAAAACATAAATGAACCAACGGGTTTGTTATTACCTTTAATACCGACACGATTTCTTCTGATTGCTTTAGAAATGATTGTTATAGCTTCTTTTTGTCCGATGACTTTCTTTTCAAGTTGTTTTTCAAGAGTTAATAAATTTTCTCGTCCTTCTGAATCGAGTTCATTAATTGGAACTCCTGTCATATTAGTGACAATACTATAAACATCTTCGACAATTATTGGATCTTTATCGTCTTTTTTATTGTTTGCCCAATTTTCTTTTTCGGCTTCTAATTTTTTTAATATTTTCTTTTCTTCATCTCTCAGCTTGGCGGCTTGTTCGTATTTTTGACTTAATACGACCTCCTTCTTTTTTTCTTTTATCTCTTCAACTTGTTCTCTCAATTTTTCAATTGATGCTGGAATTTTGACTGAAACTTTCTTTTCCGCACCTAATTCGTCGAGAATATCGATGGCTTTGTCGGGAAATTGTCTATCTGTAATATATTTTGATGCTAATAAAACAATTGTTTCAATCACATTCTTACCATATATTACTTTATGATATTCTTCATATGCTGGTTTTATATTGGATAAAATCTCAATCGTTTCACCATATGTAGGCTCCTTTAAAATAATTTTTTGAAACCTTCTTACCAGCGCCCCGTCTTTTTCAATATGCTTTTTATATTCATCCAATGTTGTAGAACCGATACATTGAATTTCACCACGAGATAAAGCGGGCTTAAAAATGTTTGACGCATCCATAGACCCACTTGCATTTCCCGCACCGACCATCATATGTAATTCGTCAATGAACAAAATCACATCACGATTATCTTGTAATTCCACTAATATACCTTTGATTCTCTCTTCGAATTGACCACGGTATTTTGTTCCTGCAACTAGCGCGGTTAAATCCAATGTTACAATACGCTTATCCAACAAATTACTTGAACATTCACCTTTGACTATTAATAATGCCAATTTTTCAACTAATGCCGTTTTACCGACGCCAGCATCTCCAACAATAACAACGTTATTCTTTTTCTTTCGAGATAAAATTTGAGAAATTCTCTTTATTTCCTTATCTCTTCCAACTATTGGATCTATTTTACCTTCCTCGGCTAATTTATTAAGGTCTCTTGAAAAGTTATCAAGTATGGGGGTTGTTGATCCTGACCTTTTAGCTTTTTGAGCTTGTTTCGGGGTTTCTTCAAAGAAATCTACTGACATATATAATAAGTATTAGTCTTTTAAAAGGGTTTTAGTTTCAGTTGTGGATGATTTAGGTTTTTTACTAACCATCACAATTAATGCAATAATTGCTGCGACATCGAAAATAGCCACCCATCCCATATTTGCGGTAGAACCGCCAGATGCGCCGATAGCAAATCCAGCAGTAAAAGCAAGAAAACCACCAAGACCAACAGGTATTAGTGAATACCATCTCCACCCGTTTCTCCAGGCAAAAATAGTTAGAATAATTTCGGCAATTAACATCATGACTTACTGTTGTTATTAGTTTGAGTACTTTTTATTAGTATTCCACATAACCATGTGAAACATACAGCCTGCCACCAAGCCAATTTACCAGCAATAGTTCCAGCAGTAACTAACCCAGGAAATACAGCAGGAATGGCTACGGGCCAAATCCAGAACACAATCGTTCCGCCGATTAACGCAATGAAAGCAACTGCTGCCATTACCGCGAAACCACCAAGAAGACTGATAAGGAATTTTTCCATTTTCTTTTTGAATTTAGTTTAAAAATTATTATTGTACAAAAATAACACAAATATTTGTAATAACCAAATAAAAAATGAAATTTGACAAAATGACATTTGGGGTAGATGTCAAACGACATATTGTCAGTAAATTATCCTTGGCAATATTTTTGTATTTTAAACAACAAAATATATTATAACTATGATTACATTAAGAAAGGATCCCTTTGGGAGTATGATTGACCTCTTTTTCGAAACTCCGAGTTATTATAGAGGTATTGTTAAAAGAACTAACATTGTTGAGAACGATGATGATTATCGTATTCAACTGGCTGTGCCTGGTCTTTCTAAGGAAGACATAAAGATCGTTGTAAAACATGATGTGATATCTATCTCTCATGAAAATACAAAAACAGACGATAATACATTTTTCTTTACTGACTCCTTCAAGAAAGAATATTATTTACCTGAAGATTCTGATGAAAAGAACATTACAGGTAAAGTGGATAATGGAATATTAGAAATTATTATTTCCAAATCCAAGAAAAAAAGTAATGAACGAACAATTACGATTAATTAATTGAAACTCCCGACAATATCGGGAGTTTTTTTATTTTATACATATTTATATATTAAAATATGGAATCTAAGAAAGATGCGAAGATATCCGTTATGACGGTAAACCATTGGAGAAATAAATTTGACAGATCGATACGCATATTGTTAGAAAGTGGAATAACTTCACAAGAGTTAATTGAAGAAATAAAAAAAATTACAGATGAGAAAAATAATAAAACTGAATGAATCTCAACTTTTTAATCTTATCGATGAGAAAGCTGCACTTATAGAACAAGAATATCCACGATATGTGGAGCATTGGGAGAACAAATTTGAAAAATCTGCTTTGATACTAATCAAAGCTGGACATTCACCAAATGATTTAATAGAAAAAATAAAAATAATAGCTAATAAAAATCAAATATGAAAAAAAAAGTAAGAATAACCGAAACACAGCTTAATAATATTATTAAGAAATCACTTAAAGAACAAGAAGATCAGTATATGTCAGGCCCAGATCCTGAAGCAATTGCAGGAGGCCCCGAAGAAGAAGGTGATGGCGAGCCTAATTTCGAGGCATTTATGGCGGCAGCACAGGAGTTAATGGGACAGGGTATTACTATTGGTGCTTTAGTCGATAAAATGTGCGAATCTAAAGATACTGAAACCGAGCCTGAAGCGACTGAGCCTGAAGTTGAGCCTGATCAATCCATCCCATCAGACAATCAGTAACTCATTTTTAATAATGAAAAAAATAATCAAATTAACCGAAGTCCAATTTGATAATGTCCTGAAGCGCAAACTTGAGGAACAATCAGATATAAATGAACGTGGTCGTAAGGGCTTATGGAAATCCGAATGGAATGAAGAAGATCAAATGTTGGCAATGTATAATTCCTTATACGGAATTGAAGAGCTGGGTATAAACAAAGAACAGACGGCTGAAGATGTTATTGGAACCAGTCTAGCGTCTTTTAACCAGCAAACGTCAAATTTTGATTTTCTATCGGGAAAAGGGGGGCTGGATAGACCTCATGAGATGCAAACGGCAATATATGAAAAATATAAAGACACACCTAAGACTGAATTTAAGTCAATATGCTCTGATATTGTTCATAAAAGATATGAGAATCCTGAAAACTCTGTTGTTAAAAAGAAATTAGGACAGGAAATTGGGTCTAAAAGAGATGAAATCCAAAAAACAAGAGAAGACGAACTTAGAAAACGAGGAATTAATCCTGATAGAGCAAGTCTAATTAGCTCTCGGCCAAAAAACATACCCGATAATGAGCCAGACTCCTTACCACAAGAACAATCAACCGCAAAAGATGAGATACGGGACTTTCTCAAGGCAATGTATGACCGAGCAAGAAACATAAACACAAAAGAAGACGCAAGAGGATTAGCGGGTGATATTGAGTTTATTATGGATTATATTGATAATGAATTAACCGATAAAAATATGGTGAGTGAAATCACAAATCTTTTTAGGGAGAAAACTCTATTATCTGAATCTGAGGCAATGAAAAACATTAAACGAATTACGGAAATAAATAAGAAAATCAACATTTAATCATAAACCCTGACACATCATCAGGGTTTTTTTTGTAAAATATTTGGATATTTAAAAAATTGAATTATCTTTGTGGTCTAATTAAAACCCATAATCTATATGAAAGAAAAATCCACTAATCCCAAATCAACGAAAACAAATCAAAAAGACATCTACAAACCTGAATGGTCAGGCAACGATACCCTGTTAACATGGTATTGTACTAAGTACGTTAAAAACGGAGACACCCGTAAATTAGGCCTGAAAGACCTAGCCGAAGTCGCAAATCATATTATCGGATCAACTGAATTTTCACTTACACAACAAATGAGCAACATGCGGTATCTAATGGGTGATACCGCGGCATTGAACTGCTACAGTAGGATTCAGGAAGTAACTTATAATACCCACAGAGACACACCTGAAGAAGAATTGCGCGAGATATGCCTCGACATAATTAATAATACCCCTTCATCCATCTATGACATTTTCATTGAAAAGTTCAATAAGAATAAAGGCCTGGAGGATTGTGCTAAGAAAATAAAGACGGAACAGGAAAAAAGAGAAATCTTTAAGAAGGAATCGGAATTGAAACTGGTATTAGAATTCAAAAGGAAAGGATTGAACATGTCCCGATTCAAATCAACAGGAATTAGAGTTTTATAATTAAACATAACCCTCAATCGAAAGTTGAGGGTTTATTTTTTTATATAAATTCCGTATAATTATATCAAAACTAAAGCTATGGGTATAATTTCAGAACAAATCTCAGGTACAACTATTAGCGTTGACATTAAATCATCGAATTTGAAGACTGCAGTTTATGAAACTGGAAGTAAGACATTAACGGTCACTTTCAATAATGGAAGTATTTATGAATATTATGAAGTTCCTTGGACGATATTCACGAAATTGAGAATGTCCGAATCTCAAGGTAAATTTTTTAATACCAATATAAGTAGAACGTACAAATATAAGAAGGTTAAATGACAGGCAAGTCACTAGTTGAAGAATTAGACGAAGATAGGGAACAAGACGAAAAGATTATTAAATCTTTTTACTCAAAGGATTCGTTATCTGAGGATATATTTCAAAAGGCTGGTGGAATATGTAAAATGAACGACTCGGTTAGGGAAAAATTATTAATTGTTGCCGATAATTTTATAGATTTTTTAGGGGTCGACTTTTTTATACATGATGTTGTATTAACAGGATCTCTCGCAAATTATAACTGGTCAGAATTCTCCGATATTGACCTACACCTTGTTATAGACTATGAAGAAACGGGACATAATACTGACCTGCTTAAAGAATTTTTTAAGGCTAAAAAAAATGTGTGGAATAGTACACACGATATAAAAATCAAAAATTATGAAGTTGAAATTTATGTTCAGGATGTGATTGAAAACCATGTTTCAAGTGGCGTGTATTCAATTTTAAATAACAAATGGATTATTGAGCCACAGAAAACCAAAGAAAAAATCGACGATAGAGTTATATTGGAAAAAGGTGAGGAATACGCAAAACTCATCGATGGCTTAATTAAGAAAAAAAATAAAGGTGAAGATGTTAGGGGTGATATTGAGGATATTAGAAAAAAGTTAAAACGATTCAGACAAAGTGGGCTCGATAAAGGTGGTGAATATTCATACGAGAATTTGACGTTCAAATTACTTAGACGGAACGGATATATAAGTAAATTACTCGAACTAAAAAAAACTATTGTTAATGATAAATTATCTGTAAATGAAAGTGTACAATTTAGCGACCGAGATATATTAAGGGTGGAAAAAGCCGCATTAAAACAATATGGGGAAACTAATTCTTTACATCGTGCGGGATTTATATCTCCAAGCGGTTATCTATTAGATTTTTCAGAAGGTACAAATAGCCGTGTTCAGGATCACAGAAATATCGGTTATACATTGGAAACTGTTCCTAATTTAAATTTGGGCGAGTATGCTACTGATAAATGGAAACGTAGTACATCATGGGGAATGTATGCGGTATTGGATATGGGATTTATTCGATACATTCCTGAATCTCATTCTCTTGATATGAGACAGATGCCGTCACAGGAACAATTTGAAATAATTCGACGATTAATAAGACAACAGAATGGCAAAGTAATCGTACAAGTTGAACAATATGTTAGTATTGAATACGAGAGTGATACACCTGAAGAACATATCATTGAAGGAATTAAATCGTATTATAGAGAAGGAGTTAAACCTAAACAATATACGGATGATGAGGATTTCATCTAAAAATAAATAATAACATAAACGCTCTATGAGAGAAAGATAAAGAGTATTTTTTCAAACATAGTTGTATTTATTGCAAAGAATAATTTACATTTAACATTATAAAAATGGGAGAGTTAAAACCAATAGGAAGTGAGAAACTAAGCGGGGACGCAAAAATGAAGCGCATACTCGAACTCACATATTATCAATCCGCAAACGATTCTAGTAAATCGTCCGAGGTTGTGAAAGAATCAAAAACTGGCGTTTACGGCATAGTTAAAGAAAAAGATGGATACTATGTGAAGAAAGGTCTTAACGAAAACTCGTTGGACTATATTGGCGGTTTGTTTATGAAAAACAAAAATAAATTTTCATCCTATGGCGAAGCTTTTAAGAAACTTGAGTTCCTAACAGAACAAGAAAAATTACAGGAAGCAACAAAATATGTGTTAAAACAACAACCTAAGCCGCAGGAAGAAGCCCCTGCTCCAATACCAACGAATGAGCCATCGGCGCCACCAGCAACACCAGATCCTACTGCTTTGGATACTCCTGATACGGATACAGGTAATGATTTCGGCACTGAAGATCCAAACGCGGGAACAGAAGATCCAAACGACTATATGAAAGTTATACAGAAAATGACTGGTAAGCTTACCCAAAAATTAGACATTTATAAAGATAAACTTGAAAGTAATGATATCAAATATGTTATTAATATGATTTTAGGCTCGGTTGATCTTGATAAATTGGATGATGCTGATGAAACTGAAATTCTCGATAATTTTGACGAAGAACCGAATCCTGAAGCAAACGCCTCAGGTGATGAAATGGGAGGATCTGAAGTTCCGCCATCTGAAGATGATCTTGGCGAAGTTCAAGTTGATGGGATGGATGCATTGGAAGAATTGATTAATACTCCATTTGATGATGATACAAGTGTATTCGATGACGATGAAGATGAAATAGATTCTCCTGATATAAGAGATTTCGAAGATAAGAAAGCTTCTAAGTTTGCTGAAAAAGATTTTGAAAAAGAAAATCCTCATTCGGATGACAACGAAGAAGAAATGGATTCTCCTCTAGATCCTCAGAAAGACGACTATGTACCTGACGAAGAAGAAGAAGTTGATGAGGTAAAAGAATTAGATATTGACGAATTAACTAATATGGTTAATAGCACAGTTAAAGATTCATTGAGTAAATAT